CCCCGCCAATCCTCGAGGAAATGTTCAACGGTCCGCCATCGTTTGTGGAGCCACCGCAGCACCACGCCAACCCCGGTGAGGGCGGCGACGGCTGCGGTGATGCCTCCAGCGAGCGCCATCGGGTCGAGGCTCACGACTTCAACCGTTCGGCGAAGAGATCAGCGACCGCGCCAGCCGTCGCGCCTGGGCGACCGGCGATCTCGCGCAGCTCGTCGACGAGCCCCGCCCGCTCGGCTTTCCGTTCGGCGCGTTCACGATCGGCGGCCTTGTCCAGCTCGGCGCGGACGGTCTTGCCGACGTCCTTACCGCCGACGGACGCCAGGATCGCCGCCTGATTCGCGAGGATCTCGCGGTTCTGCGCGCGGATCTGCTTCGCGTACTCGTGGGTGTAGGCGAGGTAGCTGCCTGCGGTCATGTCGGGTGCGGTGCCCGAGTCCTTATCGATCTTCGGGATCTTGTATCCCGTCCAGACGTCTTTCGCGCTCACGTCGCCCTCCAGGTATCGCTTGAACAGTGTGGTCTTATCGCGCTTCTCGCTGTCACGGAAATATGAGATGTGGGTGTGCCACAGGTGAGAGTCGTCGCCACCCGATCGGATGCCGAGTCGGTCCCATCGTTTTACGGTGGAACCGTTGTCGGTGTAGATGACCTCACGAATATCCCGCGTGTCGGCGGTACCGGCTCTGCACTGCGCGACGAGCCACACTGAGAACTTCCGCAGGTCATGACGTTTGCCGTCGACGGTCTTCGTGAACGTTCCGATGTCGAGAGCGCTCGCGGCCATCGACAGGCCGGCGCGGTCCCGAGGCGACTCGACGACCGAATAGTCGTTGTTCACGGTGCGGTCTGATCCACAGTGGTACCCGCCCCGATGTGCGGCGTCGCCGACGATCCCGACACTCGCAGCGGCCACGCCGTACTCACGGATGATGTAGGCGCGGGCATCGAGTAGGCGCTGTGGTGCGTAGGTCATGGTGTGGCCTCGTCGGGGTGTCGAATGCCCAGGATGCCTCGCACGGTTGCCTCGGCTACGCCGCTGGCGGTGGCGATCGCGGCGGCGACGGCTTGGGCGTCGGCGGCGTAGTCACTCGCTGCGGCTTCGGCATCGATCACCTCGGCCGGGGTGTCGCCGTCGATGAGCGTGTGCCCTAGCCGGCCCTCGTTGATGGCGTCGATGGCGTGGTCTCGCCACTCGCCCATATCGGAGGCGCGCGCACCGCACGTGCAGGCGTAGGGGCGGCGCAGGTCGATGTCGGCGCCGGTGTCGTTGTCGGGCATGGGATCGGTGGTCATGATGGTGGTCTCCTATGCGACTTCGGCGCGGGGAACGCCCACGAGGGTCGCGCGCATGAACGGCGCCCAGTCCTCACCGGACGGCCAGAACCGGACGGACGTGATGACGCTGTTGTTATTCCAGGCCCCGGCGCCTTGGTGAATCAGGACATCGCCGTGGACTTCGCCGGTGCCCTGGCGGGCGTGGCCCCAGCCGTAGGCGTCGCGGCGGCCGAGTCCACGGTGGTAGCGCGGGATGTAGACGACGCCGGATGACGCCTGGTTGGAGACGAGCCCGCATGACAGGACGCTCGCGGTCCCGAGGGACGACCCGTTGCTGAAGGTGGGGGCTCCGGGCGTGGTGGGGGCGGTCGCGCCCGCGTTGATCGCGCACCTGAAACCCCAGTACGAGGCCGCGCCGCCGTCGCCGTTGAACCTCATGCAGAACGACACCGGGCTGGTGACGGCGGCGTTGGTTCGGCCCGCCCAATAGAGGATGAGTGTTTCGTAGTCGGGCGGGATGTCGGTGAACGCGCTGGTGTTCTCGACGCTGGCGTTGCTGTAGGTCCCGATGATCTCGGTAGTGCGGTTGGTCAATGCCGCGTCGATGGACTCGGCCATCACGCGGAACGCACCACCGGCGCCGTCCGCGCCCACACCGCCCAGGCCGGGCGGGAAAGGATGATCGGGCGTCGGGTAGGCGATGCCTTTGCCGGTCTGTTCCATCAGTCCTCCAAGGGGTCTGCGTCGGAGTCGCCGAGGTTTCGGCCGCTCCAGTGGGTGTCGAAGTCGCCGAGTGTCTGTCCGGTCCACCGCTCGTCGACAGCCGCCAGGGCGATCGGCAGCGGCTGCACTTCAAGGGTTTGCGTCAATCGGCCCGGCTCACCGGCGACGACGGTTTTACGGACCAGCGCGCGCACGCTGATACCGGTCACGTCAGGGTCAATCAGGTCGATCACGGTCCCGAGGCGGATACGCGGATCGGGGACGACCCGAACGCCCTCAATGAACGGGCGCGGCTGCGCCACTTCGGCGGCGATGTAGACGGCGAGCTGCTCGGCGTCGACGATGTGTTGCCGCCACGGGTTGGCCGGCATCCGAAGCTCCCCGGCGTCCGGCACTCCGGTGTCCCTCGTGACGGCCACTACATCGGTGGTGCCGATCGTCATGTGCGCGCACAGCCGCAGGTTCGGGTCGCCGTTGTTGTCGACGAGCCAGATCGGGCGGCTGTGCGGGTTGTATAGGTCGATGCGTGCCCGCGTCGACGACACCAGCCGCGCCGACCGGACTCGGTAGGACGCGATGAACGCGGTAGCCGGAGAGCCGTTGCCGAGGTGCGAGAAGTAGGCGGTGAACCGGGAACCGGCCGATCCGCCGCGCCGCAGGTACCGGTCGAGCAGGCCCACCGGTGTGTTTAGCTCCACCTCTAGGCGCAGCCACTGTCTCGCCTCGATCCTGAATTTCTGGTCGGCGGCGAACACTTCGATCTCGGGCGGGTCGTTGACAGCGAACGTCGCGACGGGGCGGGTCGTGTCCACCGCGACGAGAGAGCGGATCTGGTCCGACGTCTCCTGCCACGTCAGATCGATGATGGACGACTCCGAGGTGACCGGGATGACGTCCTGCCCCAGGCCCAGGAACGACGCGCGGTTGCGGAACGTCGGTATGCCGTCCTCCGAGATCCAGCATCCGCCCTGCTCGGCGTCGGCGATATCCCGCAGGACCGCGAGTCCGGTGGTCTGTCCGAGCCCCGGTACGCCGTCGATGCGCGACAGTGGAGCGTCCAGGTCGGCGTACACGTCGTCTTGTGACCACTGCGGGAGGTCAGCGATCGGGATGTCACCGTGGATGAACTGCACGCCCTGGACCGGAACGGTCAGCGGCGTCACCACCATGTCGTACAGGCCCATGGTCGGGTCACTCAGGCCGGGCACGGGAATGGTCGCCGAGACGACGATCTGGCCGCGCTGGATCACCTCCAGCGTGGCGTTGTTGCCCGAACGCCGGAACCGGTACCAGGTCGGGCCGAAGTCGATCATCTCGCCGCCGTCGAGGAATCCGGAGTTCGCGCCGCCAGCATGTTCGAAATGGATTCGACATCTGTCCGGCCCCGCGTAGAACCGGATGTAGAAAACCGTGAGAACGTTGGACGCATTCTTGAACGCCAATTGCAAGCGCACCAGCGGGTTGTCTGACGGCGCCGTGGGTACTCCGTAGACCGCTCCGATGGTGAACGCGGTCCACCCCTCCCACGTGTTGTCCGGGTAGATCCAGGTGTTCGCGTTCGCCGTGGCCGGGAACGGCAGATCCGGCACGTCCTCGAACACGGCTTGTTCGCCTTCAAACCCGTGTTGGTCCTCGCGCCGGATTGACCCGATGTTGGGCATGAGTGACCCGGCGAGGCTCGCAGCCCCCGCGACCTCCGGCCCGGCGAACCGGGGTAGCGGTGACATGCCGTAGGCGTGCAGCACATGCTCCATCACCCACAGCAGGCTCGCGCTCGGTTTGGGGGCGCCCATTTCGGCGACGTACGCGGGTAGCGGAACCGGTAGCGGCGTGTTCAGCAACCTTGCGGCGTCCAGGGCGGACATGTTCAGCTCGACATCCCGGGCGCCGGTGCCAGCATCGGTCGACTCGCCAACGAACTGCGGGTGACGTTCGCCGTCGATCACGGCATCAATCGTCACCGGCCGCAGAGTGCTGCGCAGGTTGTTGCGGCGCCACGGCGACCACGACCCCATCGCGGCCTCGACCCGCGCGGGAAGGGCGAGCTTCGCCGAGGCCGCCGAGACACCGGCGACCCGCCGCACCTGATCAGGTAGCGACGTGGGGATCTCGCGCTCCACGCTCCACCGGACAGGTTCCACGGTCTCCGGACCCTGTCCCCAGTCGACGGTAGCCACGGCGGTTACCTCGGCCGTCCCGGTCGCAGGAGTGATCGACGCACCGGTGTGGACGGTGAAGGAGTGCCGGAACCGCCGCCAGCGCCTCACGTATCCGTCGAGGGTGCAAGTGATCTTGTCGCCGTCGTCGTCGATCGAGACGACGCCGTACCGGGCGCGACCGGGAGAGGACGGCAGATACCGGCCGCCCAGTCGGTAGATACCGTCCTGCGCGCCACCGGAACGCGAATCCAAGCTCGCGGCGACCAGGACAGGGAAGCCACCCCACCGGTTACCGGTTCCGTCGTCGATGGCGAGGGCGTGAACGTCGCCGGATGTCTGGATCATGCGGGGCAGCCAGTTGCGGGAGGCATCGCCGCCCGGAGCGGCGAGCATGTCGACCAGGAGGCCGCGCTCGTGCGTGAACTGCGCCCACGAGTCTTGAGATACGCCCATCCACTGTGACGGCATGTGCCACACCAGAAACTCGGCATCCGATGTGGATAGGAGGGTTTCCATCCACGCGAGTTGCGCCGCGCCGAGCATGGTTTTGCCGGGACCGTCAGGGTCCAGGTTCGGGGACCGCGCCGACCGGACATCCGACACGATGTGGAGGACCCGCCCACGCTGGAACGCGTGATACAGCGCTGATGTGGTCGGCAGGGGGAAGTGGGGGACGCGCTGTTGATACGCCTCCACGGCGTAGGGCATCGCCGCGTCGGTTCCGTCTGAGTCGTTGCCGCCTCCGGCGTCATGGTCGTCGAGCTGGTAGACGGTGGGCATCTGTCGCAGGTGACGCGACATGCGGGCGGTGCTGGTCTTGTGCAGCACCGCGTCATAAGCGCCGTGGTACGGCTCGACACTGGGTGCCGTGTTGTCGAGGTAGTGCAGATCCCCGCCGATCACGAGGAAATCGGGGTCAACTTCGTCGGTGATGACATCCAACACCGGATGATTGCTCACGTACGGTTGCGCGCCGGGGAATCGCGGCTCCAGGCCCGCACAGGTCCAGGTCGCGAACCCGTACGACTCCGGCTGCCCAACCACGGTGCGGGCGGTACGGAATCGGCCCACGACGGACGTATCGAGAGCGCCTGAAGTTCTGACGGCGCACCAATACCGGTGCCCTGGCGCCAGGCCGGCGACATCCCATGAGGCGATCCCGCGAGCGTTCGGTGTCGCGGGGATCGGTGCGATTACCGGTGACCCGGACAGGCTCGGGCTGTCGAACACTTCCAGCGTCGGGGAGGTTCCGGCGACCTTGCCCCGGACTCGCATTGTCGTCGCGGTTGGGGCTCCCACCCACATATCGGTTGTCGGCATCTACGCTACCTCCACAAGGGTCACTGACGCGTCCCGCAGGATCACGTCACTGGTCACAAGCCGGTACTGCTCCGATAGCCCGGTCATGGTCACGCGGGGTACGCCCATGCCGCGCTGCCACGCCACCGGGCCGGGCGTCTCCGTCAACTGGAGACCAGCCCAGGCGGTTCCGGTCGAGAGCGTCACGAGGACGCCAGCCGCATCAACGGGCGCGGTCGCGGTCGCCCAGGCCCGCCCGGTCGCCGGTTCGCCGGCATCGGTCGCGATGACCGCGCCGGAGGCGTCGCACCAGGCCAGACCGACAGTCCCGGTCGCGGTGGGATGCCCGGACGCGGTGTAGACCCGCCCCGGCAGCACCGGCACCGGGTCGGCCACTCCCTGCCGGTACGGCACGGTGAGCGCGGTCGTTGGGGTGATTCTGTAGGCGAGGCGCTGCCCGTCCGGTAGCGCCACCGGCCCGCCTGCGGTGAGCGCGGCGGCATTCGGGGCGAGCCAACGCCACGGCGCCGGACCCATCCCACAGGCCGCCACCGTGGATGGCAACAGGTTCAGGCGCGACGCGACGGTGTCGTACCAGCGCCACGGCGGAGGCCCGTACACGCCATCCTCCAGGGCGAACAGGGTTTGCAGCGCGGGGACGTCGCGGGGGCCGAACTGCCAGCGCCATTCGCGCGAGGCACGCGGTGCCCGCTGCGCGACCATGCCCCCGCCGAGCAGTACCGCCGACGACTCGGGGCGGTGATGGTTCACCGGTAGCGGCGCTTTGGGGGATCGGATCTCGATCAGCCCGCCGTAGGGTCCGATGTGGGTCATCCGCGCCTCGCGAGCTGCCGGTTTCCGGCGTCGTTGGCGCGCGCGATCTCCACGCTATCCACCTCCACAATGGTTGTCTGCGGGCGTTGCGACAGGGCATCCACCAGGCGCTCGATATCGGCATCGGAGAATGACGGGGCCGATGGCGCCGAGGGGGCGTACATGGTCACGCCGCTGTTGGCGGCGGTGGGTGCGAGCGCGGGGAGCGCGGCCTCTGACATCAGGTGCGCCGAGGCAGTGACGTTGCGGACGCTGTTGCGGATACCGTCGGCCAGGCCCTGCCCGATGAACTCGCCGTAGCTGGTCATCAGGCGCGACGGGCTAGCGATGCCGAAGAATTCGAGGACGGCTGATCCCATGTCTTCGAGCAGGCCCCAGATCCATCCGATGATGGACCCGGCCATGCTTTTCATACCGTTCCACAGTCCACTGAGGAGGTCAACGCCGGAGTCCCACAGGTACGACGCGAGGTTGCCGAGGGAAGACAGGATTTCACCGGGGAGGCCCATGGCCCAGCCGAGTAGCTCTGCGCCCGCCTCAGCGGCGGACCAGAAGATGCCCATGAACCAGTCCCACGCCTTGCCTGGGAGTTCGCCCAGCCATTCGATCGCGCCGAGAACGCCCTGTACGCCACTGTCGACAGTGGAGACTATCCACTCCCAGATCATGACGAAGAAATCGCCGATCGCACCGAAGATTTCGGACGTTTTCGCGGCTATGGCGTCCCAGTTCTCGACGATCCACCCGACCACAAGGGACACTCCGCCGGTCAGGATCGCGAAGACCAGCCAGCCCCATTCCTCGAAGAACGCCAATATTCCGTTCCATATGGAGACGGCGGTGTCCGACACCCACTGCCAGGCAATTTCCAGGCCAGCGACGATCTCGTCCCAGTAGAAGATGATCAGCGCGACGGCGGCGATCACGGCGGCGATGATCCACCCGATCGGCCCCATGCCCAGAATCCAGGCGGCGGCCATGCGGGCGCCGTTGATCATTGCCGTGGTGCCCAGGACTATCCACTTGCCGACCATGGCGGCCATGGCGCCGATCTGCGCGGCACGGGACACCCCGGCCGCGTTGGTCTGAGTGAACCACGCTGCGGTTGCCTTCGCGCCGTTGACCAGCGCGGTGACGCCCAGCAATTTCCACGCCGTACCCAGTGCGAGCAGGCCCGTTACGGCGCTCTGCATCGGGCCTGGCATGGCGGTGATCGCGTCGGCTAGGCCGCTGATCACCGTCAGAACGCCCGGCAGGATGACACCGAGGTCACTCGCGACGTCGGATATGAGGCCGAAGATCTGCGCGACCTTCTCCTGTCCCTCCGCACTGTTGACCCAGTCGGCCATCAACGCGGTCATGGAGTCGAGCGTGGCCAGGACGGACGACCCGTCGGCGGCGGAGAACAAGCCCTTGAAGATCGACACGACGTTGCCGCCGATCGACCACAGTTCGCTCAGCGCCTCCCGCGCTTTGCTAAACCATTCGACCGCCTGCCCGGATGACGCGATCTGCGACATCCATTCGCCCCACCGAGTCATGGCATCACCGATGGATGTCCCGGCCGCGCCGAAGCTCGGGATGAACGCGCCCGCCAGGTCAGCCAGCCCCCGCAGGAGCGGCTGTATACCGGTCGAGGCTTTGTCGATACCCAGAGAGACGCCCGCGAACAGGTCGTTCAGGAACTCGACCGTCTCACCGGACTTCGCGAACTTCACGACCTCGGCGACCATGCCGCCCAGCGACCCACCCACCGCTGACAAGCCCGTCTTCAGCGGCCCCGACAGGGCAGCCGAGAGGCCCTGCGCGGCGACAGCCACGGGCAGGAAGAACGCCTGCTGTACCGAGTCTTTCAGACCGTCGAAGGTGCCGACGATCTCCCGGACGGCAGACTGCGCGGCCGGCGGCAGCTCGGCCAAGGCGGCCTCAAACTTCTCGACATCGCCCGACAGGCCGGCGCCGATGACCTCACCGACGCCACCCAATGCGAGCATGAGCGCCGTTACCGCAGCGCCCGCAGCGAACGCGATCGCGGGCATTCCCGCGATGATGCCCACAGTGGGCGCCAACGCGGCACCCAAGTGGACCGCAGCAGACGCCGCGATCGACAGGACCGAGCCGATCATGATCCGCTTCGCGGCGGTATCGATGCTCTTGAGTTGCTGTTTCGCCCGGTTGACCCCAGGTTTCATGCCCTTGTCGATGCCGTTGCCCAGCCCAAGGCCGGCCTTCTCGCCCTCGGACGCGAACCGGCCGGAGAGCGTCCGCAGCTTGCCCTCGGCGTCGCGCACGAAGCCCTTCATGCGCAGCTCGGAGTCGGTGAGCGCGCGTTTCAGGTCGCGGTTGTCACCGCTGATCGTCGCGTGGAGTTTGCCCAGGTCAAGGGACACGGCTCACCTCCTGCGTGGTGTCGGCGGCTTCTCGTCAGGAGGCTTGAAATGCCGGTACAGCCTGGTGTCAGCGGCCAGCAGGCCCGCTATGCGGGTCTTCAGCCAGGACCAGGGGCGTTCATTGAGCAGTGTGGAGCCGGTGTCTATGCCGTATTCGCTGTGCAAGTCGGCCTCGACGAGGCCCCACACGCTAAGGACTTGCGGCCAGGACGGGCCGGAGTCTTGGACTTCGAGACCTTCGTACGAGTCCCAGAGGCCGGTTTCTTCGTCGTAGTCGCCGACCCCTTTGACGCCCGGCGGGAGGCCCGATTGCCGGGGGTCGGCGTCGCTTCCCCCGGCGGCTTACCACCGGAGTTCCACACCTGTTCGGCCGTGTCCTTGTCGCGGACAACCCACGCCATGACGCTGGCGCAGACCGCCTGTACGTCACTCCACGGTAGATCGTCGTCGATGAGTTGATCCCACGTCTCGCCCAGGAGCCGGGCGTACAGGTCGCGTTCCTCGCCGTCGGACAGTTCGGAGGTGTCGGCGTCGCGCCCTTCGTGGACGTCACGCCCGATGTCGGCCAACTTCATGACGGTGACCGCGACCGAGGCGGACACCTCCCACACTCGGTACGTCTCGTCACCGATCGGGAAATCGAGGTAGTCGCGGTCGGCCGCCGTGTCGCGCCGGTTCAGTAGCGCCACGTCACACCGCCGGGTTCACGATGGTCGAGCGCGCACCGTTGCCGCTCAACGTGACCGTGACAGTCTGGAGAGCTTTCGTGTCGCCGCCCTCGGGAGCCCATTGCACCGACGCGTACCCGGAGTACGCCTCGGCGCCGCCGTTCTTGTCGTACCAACGGATCTGAACGGTTCCGGCCACACCGAACTTGTCGTGTGCGTTGCGGATGATCTCTTGGCCGGCGTCGTGGTTGCCGGAGGTGAACCCAACCTTCCGGAGGAATTTCGTTTCCAGGCTCCACTTGAGTTCGGTCTTGGTCTCCGACGCCCAGCCGTCGCCGTCGTAGTCGGAATCCTCCTCCATGTTGGCCTCGACGGTCGGTTTCAACTCGCCGATGCCTCGGACCTTCACCCACACCGGGACACTCGGAGTGCCGGAGTTGACATCCAGTGCCCAGTCACGGGCGAGGGTCGCCACGAGCTGCTCGGTGGAGTCGGGGGCGGTGTACGTGAAACCACCGGTCGCGGTGACCGCGCCGGGCGCCAGGACCACGTTGACCGCGCCAGCCGAACCGGCGGGCGCCAGTGCCTTGATCAGACTGTCCGACAACGCTTCCCACGTGGTGACGGTGGTACCGCCGATGGTGACACCGGTGACGGTGTCGAGGTCGGTGCCGGTGATGTAGTGGTACGTCCCGCCCGTGGTCGGACCCGTGGCGGGGGTGATTCCGGTGATGGCGATAGCCATGGCCGTCTCCTATCTATTGTGGCCGGTGTGGTGACGGCCAGGCCGTCTGGATGTAGTAGTTGTCGGTGTGCTCGGGGCGTTGGTTGGCGTCGAGCCCGAGGACGCCCCCGGACTGCCAATGGATCTGCGCCACCGGTACGCCGTTCAGTTCGGTGTGCGCGAGGCCGTCGAGCGCGGTAAAGATGCTGTCCCGCAGGCGCATGAGGGTGCGAGGATCGCGGGTGCCCCGAGTGCGGACCTGGAGTCCCACGGTCACATCTGTTGTGCCGTAGCCGATGTCGACCGGGTACGTCGTCAGCGTCGCCACCTGATCGGGAGAGGTCGGGACCGCGAGAATGAAGATCCCGCGTTCGTCCGAGGTGTAGCCGCCGTTCGGTTTCCACTCGGCGACGCCTTGCGCGGCGAGGTATTCGGCGACACCGGTAACGAGGTCGACGGTGACCATCAGCTGGCCGTCGCTTTCCTGACCTCGGCGGCGATGATCTGCTGAATCACGGGCGCCTGTTCGTGCATCGGGCGTTCCAGGTACTTCGCGCTCCGGCCGGCGTCGTGCCGCCAGGTCAGTTCCTCGTGTTGACGGACGGCGTAGACGGTGTCGAAGCTGACGGCCGACATCATGCGGGCGGGGTCGACACTGGCCACACCCGAGCGTTCAAGGGTTGCTTCTTCGATGGGGACGATCCGCCGAGATTCGCCGAGCAGGTGTTCAGCTGCTTTCCCGAGACCGTCCACGGTCGCGTCCTGAATGATCGCTTCGACGCGGTTTCCGTTCCACTCCATGCGCACGCTGGACATCGGCCCTCCCTATTGGCAGGTGATTTCGACGTGTTCCGGCAGCGGCGCACCCTCGTAGGTGGCCACGCGGATCACGGTCGTGGTGACACCGGACGGGAGGGTGACGCGGTCGCCGGACGCGGCAACGGTTCCCACAGGGGCGAAGACTGTCGTCTCGCTGAGGACTTCGCCGCCGTCGAGGTCCAGGACCAGGCGCCGCTTGGCCTCCACGTACGCACTGACCGCCACGGGTGGCCCGTATTCGGGTCCGTACGGCGTCTCAACCAGCGCCGCGATCTGCACGACCGGTAGCCCGCCCAGCGCGGACCCGAGGACCGCGAGGACGTCCATCACCGCACCCAGACCCCGCCAGGCAGCAGCCCAGCCAACTGAAGGATCGCGTACGCCCGATCCAACCCCGGGACCGTCGCGCTCGGCGTGGTCCCGCCCTGCCGGGTGCCGCGCGAGAGACTCGCCGACCCGACACTGACCGTCTGATACGGGCTCACGCCATCGCCCGAGGTGTCGCCGTCGATGCGGGCAGACGCAGCCACCGCGCACACCGCATCCGCGCACGCCTGCCGCTGGTCCACATCAGACGGATAACCCTCGTCGTCGACCGAGTAGCACGCCGTCATGAGCAGTTCAGCGACCCGGATGGACGCCGCCCGCAGAGCCTGCGTGGCTCCTGCGGGCGGGGCATCCAGTCCCAGCCACTCGGCGTACTGCGCTGGCGTGGCGTAGACGCGCATCTACTGCTCGTCCTCGGGTTCGGCGGTGATCTCGATCAGTTCGGCCTTGGTCGACTTCGCGGCTTCGGCCTCGTCGAGTCCGTGCGCGGCGACCGCGTGAGCCACCCATTGATCCTTGGTGGCCGACTGTGGGGGCCGCTCCATCGGGTCCACGGTCGGCGGCTTGGGTGCCTCGACGGCGCGCCACTTCGGCGACTCCGCGAAGCGCTTAGCCTCGTCGGAGCCATCGGGGACACGCACACGCTCGGCCACATGCCGACCGCTCATGCGTTCGTAGATGGCCATGCCTATACCGCCAGCCCAGTCAGGACACCGTGGGCGCGTTCGTTGCCGTAGGCGAAACCGATCTCGCCGTACAGCTGGACAGCATCCGACGCACCGACCTTGGCGAGGGGTTCCTCGAAGAAGACGCCCTTACTCCCGATCGACAGGAACACCGGCGCCAACTGCTCCAGGCTCGTCACGATGATGACGTCCTGGGGTACGTGCCGGTCCAGCATCACGTTGAGAGTCCCGAAGTCGGTCATGATCGTGTCCACACTGACGCCACCGACAGTGCGTGAGGTCTCGTGGAATTTCCCGTACGCGTCCGCGTAGGCGTGCGTGAGTGCCCGCTTCTGCGACGAGTTGACCAGCAGGGTAGCGGTCTCCTGTTCGGTGATGCCGCCGTTGTCGTAGACGAGCTGCATCAGGTCCCCGACGACGTCGGTGGTCAGCGCGGTCCCGGTCGGCTCGGTGAACGCCAGACCCGAGGCGGTGCCCAGAGCCAACGCGGTACCTCCGGGGGAGGTGGCGACGCCGAAAGCATCGGTCGCGGCCGACACGACGTAGTACACGCGCCCCGCGACGACGTTGGTTGCCGCACCGGTCGCGGTGAACACGATGGCGTCACCGTTGGCGAGACCATGAGCCGTCGAAGTGACCACATTGGTAGCCGACGTCGCGCCCGTGACGGTGGTGCCCTTGGCGATCCGGTTGGTCGTGATCGCCTCCAGCAGGCCCCGAGTGCGGCGCGCGGTGCCGTTGGTGTTCGGGTTGGCAAAGGTCCCGTTGATGAACGAGAAGTTCACGTCGAGCGCGATCGACTTCAGGGTCTCGGCGACCTGCCAGGACAGTTCAGCACTGACCGGGTTCGATCCATCGACACTGCGGAACGGCGCGGCACCGGGCGTAGCGAGTGCCCCGAACGCGGCCTGCTTCGTGTACGAGACCTCGACTTTCTCCTGGTGGATCTGGACGACGTTGCGGACGTTCGCCCGCACCCGGGCCTCAGCGGTCGGCGCGGTAGCGCCCTCCACTTTGGTGCGCTGCGCGGGGTCGCGCAGATCGCTGGTCTGCCACTCGAACTCCTGGCTGGTGGTCTGGCGACCACCGGTGAGGCCACCGATCGCGGACAGCAGCGGCGTCGAAGACGGGGTGATCGCGAACAGTTCGCCCGCGTAGTTGGGAAGGTTGAAACTGGTGCCCATTCCGGTGATACCGGCCATGGTCTACTCCTATGCTTGTGCGGCGGCCTGCCGCTTGAGGTTGATGACGGCCGCGAAGTCGCGGCGCTTCTGCGCCTCTCGGATCTGTTCGTCGAGGCTGGCCGGCGGTGGCGTTGGTGCCCCGCCGAAGTCCCCACCACTGCGACCCGGCCCCTTCGGGGGCGCGAGCTTGGCGAGCTTGTCGACGGCGGCCGTGATGGCCGTGGAGTCGACTTCGCCGGACTCATCGAGGAACCGGGACACGTCGACCAGGTCCGCCAGGTCGGTAACGTCGACGCCTTTCGCAGAAGCCGCGGCTTTGAACTCGGCAGCGGCCAGGCGGGCTCCGAACGTCTTCGCAGTCTCGGCGGCGCCTTCCGCTTTCGCGGTGGCCACGGCTTTCTCCTGATCGGACATCATGGACGCTTTGAGCTTTTCCAGCTCGGTGGCGGCCTTCGCGTTCTCCTTGGCGCGCTTCTCGTGCTTGCGAGCCTCGGCCTTCCAGTCGGTCTCCTCCGCCGCTGGGGCGTCGGTGACCGGTGGAGGCTCAGGGGTCGGCGGCGCGGTTTCCTCGGTGTTGACAGTGGTGTCGGACATGTTCGCTCCCGTGCGGGATCGTGCATCGGCCATGCGGCGTCAGCGGAATGGATGGGTTGGTGCAACCGCCATGCGGCGGTGGTCTGGGATAATCGAGGCTTGTAGATCCCTAGGGAGGGCACATATGGCCGCCGAAGAAGTCGGCCCACTTCAATACGCGTCGTTTGGGGTCGCGGTTCTGGCGCTCGCCTTGAGCGTCGCAGCGTTGACTTGGCAGTTTGTTCTTCATACGCTCACCGGAGCGCGCGCCAAGGTGGAGCTTCGGGAGGGGCTGTATGGCTCAGGCGGAGTTGTCACCATCAAAGCGGGCAAGCTGCCGGATGCAGCATCGCTACAGTCGTTGGCCAGCAATGGTTACCGGACCCATGTATACAGCGTTTGCGTTCGCAGCATCGGCCGTATGCCCGTGACCGTTGAGGATATTCGCTTGAGGAGTTCTTCCGGTGGGTCGTTTCAACCCGTCGGAGAACTGATGGGGCCGAAACTGCCGATTCGCCTTGAGGCCACGGGAGGTGTCGAGACCTGGATCATCGAGGCGCAAGCGGTGGATGCTGCGTTTGAGGCGTTGGCTGAGGTGTCATCTGATGATTCGTATCGGGTCTGGGCGGAAGTGCGCCTAGGCGATGGCCGTGTCAAGCGCGGTAGTGGTGAAATCACGCGCGTGCCGCACCGCTGAAGCAACATCACCCAGCGCGATCTACTGAAAACATGGGTTCGTAGAACCGGGACTCCAGAACGGCACTGGCGGGTTCGCCGCGCTCGTAGGCGAGTGCGTGGACCCGCCACACGTACGCCCGGGCGCGGGCGAGTGCCTGCGCGTTGGTCTCGGTTGGTTCGGCCGGCAGCCAGCCGGCCGCCGAGTGGTCGTCAGTCCAGACGTGCCCGAGGAACATCTCGCCCTTGTGGAGGGCGATACGTCGCGTCGGCCTGGCCGTGGTCTTGTCGTAGCCGGGAGCGGCCCCGGTGAACTCTGGCGCGGTGTCGCCCCAACGGTTCTCGGTCATCGGTGGTACCCCTCCCAGGCGTCGCCGTACGGGTCTGCTGTCCAGTCCGGCCCCGGCATCCAGGAGTCGTCGGCGATGAACTCCGCCTCGATATACCAGGCGGACCCTTGCCGGTACACGTCGTGGATGATGTAGCGGGCGTTCCTGTTGACGACGATCTCGCGCTCTTTGGTGCCGTAGTTCGATACGGGCATGACGTTCATCGCGCTGTACCCCTGGGGGACGCGGAACATCCAGTAAATCTGCCCGTTGAACGCCGCTTTTCGGCCGATCGACGCGCTGGTGAATCCTTTCTCGGTGAACACTTTTCCGACGAGTGCCTGCATCGACGCGGGGTCGCTGAAGTCGGCGCCGAGCGATTTGGCGACACCCGCACCGACTCCACGATGGATGATGATCGACTCCGGTAGCGAAGCTTTCGCGAATGCCGAATCGAGATCGGCGAGCAGCTTGTTGTAGTAGGTCGGGTTGTACGGATCTTTCCAGCCGCGTAGGGCGTCGTTGACCAGGCTGTAGTCACTACCAGTGTATGCCGTGACGGCTCGTCTCTCGTCCGGCGTGAGGCTGGGTAGCGGTACCTCACTCATGGCCCAGTCGACGGCCGGGCCGTTGTGGCGGTCGCGGCGTCCGGCGCGCATTCCCGGCATCCGGTTTCGAGCGCGGCGTTCCAGTTCGGCCCACAGTGCCCGTAGCGTGGCGGCCCGCTGTTCGTCGGTCTTGAGCTGTCCGAGGCGGCGGCGGACGTACTTCACCGGGTCGCCAGCCTTCTTGAGCTTCTTCAGGAACGCGTTGTGCTTGGCGTCGGCGCTGCCTTTGTCGGCGAGCGCTTCGAACCGGTCGACAGCTGCGGCAAGGTCCGCGTCGCCACTGCCTGCGGCGAGTGCGTCGGTGAGCGTCGACAGTGTCGTGTCGTCGTCGACGTCGAGCAGCTTCGCGAGCGCGGCGTCGCCGGGTTTCGGAGGCGGAGGCGGCGGAGGTACTGGGGGAACGAGTGGAGCGATCGGCGGCGGTGGTGGTGGCCAGATCGCTCCGGCGCTGTCGTTGCCGCCCCCGGTCGGGATGTTTCCCGCGCCGATGCTCTCCCGGTACGGGAGGCGCTTCAGTTGCGGATTGTCGCGGAGGTGTTCCCGCATCGCGGCTTGCCACTGCCGGGTTTTCTGGCCGGCACCTTGGCGTTCCTCGGGGGTGACCGCACCGGCCTTGCGTGTCTTCCATTTGCGGATCTGCCGCTCTATGGCGCGTTGCCGTTGGCGGGCGTCGTCGCCCTCGGGGTCGGGGGTCGGTCGCGCGGGTAGCCGGGTCACGCCCGGCAGGTAGGCACTGACCGAATGACGGCAGTTCGGATGGAACAGAC